CATACTCTAATCAGGAGTCTTATAAACTTGACTACATCTGCTCTGTCGAACTTGGAGAGAAAAAACTAGATCACTCTGAGTACGATACGTTCAAAGAGTTCTATGAGAATGACTGGCAGAAGTTTATCGAGTACAACATTCACGACGTTCGTCTGGTTGATAAACTTGATAACAAAATGAAGTTATTGGACCTTGCCTTTACAATGGCTTATGATGCTAAGGTAAACTATGAGGATGTGTTTTCTCAAGTTCGTATGTGGGACAACTACATTTATTGCGAACTTATGAAACGCAAGATTGCAATTCCACCAAAGAAGGAAAGTGCAACTAAGACAGAAAAGTATGCAGGCGCTTATGTCAAGGAACCGATTCCAGGAATGTATGATTGGGTGGTGTCTTTTGATCTCAATTCTCTGTATCCTCACCTCATTATGCAGTACAACATCTCCCCCGAGACGTTACAAGATACTAGACATCCATCGGCAACCGTTGATAAGATACTTTCAAAGCAAGTAGACATTGATGGTACGTTTGCTGTGTGTGCTAACGGTGCTCAGTACCGTAAAGACATGCATGGGTTCTTACCTCAGATGATGCAGAAGATGTATGATGAGCGTGTTGTCTTTAAGAAGAAGATGATCAAAGCGAAGCAGGAGTATGAAAAAACTCCTACGGTAGAACTTTCTAATGAGATCTCTAGATGTAATAACATCCAGATGGCTAAGAAGATCTCTCTTAATAGTGCTTATGGTGCTATTGGTAATGAGCACTTTAGATATTATAAACTTGCAAATGCAGAAGCGATTACACTCTCTGGACAAGTCTCAATTCGTTGGATTGAGAACAAGACAAATGCTTATCTAAATAAACTACTCTCTACAGTTAATGAGGATTACGTTATTGCATCTGACACTGACTCAATCTATCTTAATCTGGGACCTCTTGTTAATAAATTTCTTGGTCATAAGTCTGACGATAAAACAGCAGTTGTTGGCTTACTTGATAAGATCTGTCAAGAGAAGTTGGAACCATTCATCGATGCCTCTTATCAGGAACTTGCGAGTTACGTTTCGGCATATGAACAAAAAATGCAAATGAAGAGGGAGAACATCGCTGACCGTGGTATCTGGACCGCTAAGAAGCGATACATCCTTAATGTATGGGACAGTGAAGGTGTTCGCTATAAAGAACCTAAACTAAAGATCATGGGACTGGAGACTGCTCGGTCTTCTACCCCTGCATACTTCAGAACAAAGCTCTATGATGCTTTTAAGATGATCGTCACTAAGACCAATGATGATCTTATTAAGTATGTGGAGGAGACGAAGAAAGAAGCAAGTTCACAAGACTATTCTGAAATCTCTTTTCCTCGTGGGGTAAATGGTCTGGGTAAATATCGTAGCAAAACTGAAATTTACAGCAAGGGTACACCTATCCATGTTAGGGGTGCGTTGTTGTACAATCACTATGTTCGACAGAATAACATCGATAACAAATATCAGATGATCCAAGAAGGTGAAAAGATTAAGTTTGTCTATCTAAAAATGCCTAACCCCATCATGGAAAATTGCATCTCATACTTCAGTGAGATACCAAAAGAGTTTGGGTTGGACAACTACATCGATTACGGTCTGCAGTTCGACAAGTCGTTCTTGAAACCTCTTGAGAATGTGCTAGAATGTATTGGTTGGACAAGCAAAAAGGTTGTTACCCTTGGGAGATTCTTCGGATGAGTAAGAAGGTATTTGTTGTTACCTGGACTAATCATATCGTTGGACAGATTGGTTCCGAAGACATCAAATGTTTTGAAGACTACACTACTGCTCTTGCGTTTTCTAAACTCATGAAGCAGAATTATAATTATGTAAACTTTTACGAGGAGATAGTAGAAAAATGGGATTCTTAGATTCTGTAATTAAAGAAAGTGGAAACGAATTTGCTAGTCGTGTTAGTGAAGGGATTGCTGCTGGGGACATTACAAGTTATATTGACACTGGGTCTTATATCTTTAATGCCTTGGTTAGTGGTTCGATTTATGGAGGCTTGCCTTCCAATAAGGTTACTGCCCTGGCAGGAGAATCGAGCACGGGGAAGACTTTTTTTGCTCTCAGCGTCGTTCGTAATTTCCTTGAGCTTAATCCTACAGGTGGAGTCTTTTATTTTGAGTCTGAGTCTGCGATTTCTAAATCAATGATTGAAGACAGAAACATTGATTCTGATCGTATGATTATGATGCCTGTTTCTACTATTGAAGAATTCCGTACACAAGCATGTAAGATTCTTGATAAGTATATGCAAGAACCTAAGGAAGAACGTGTACCTATGATGTTCGTCTTGGACAGTCTTGGTATGCTCTCTACTAATAAAGAGATGACGGACGTTGCTAATGATAAGCAGGTTCGCGACATGACCAAATCTCAGTTGATCAAAGGTGCTTTCCGTGTGCTAACATTGAAGCTTGGACAAGCACAAGTTCCTATGTTGGTTACTAATCATACGTATGATGTTATCGGTTCCTATGTTCCTACCAAGGAGATGGGTGGCGGTACAGGTCTGAAGTATGCTGCTTCTACTATCATCTATCTTACCAAGAGTAAAGAACGTGATAGTAAGAAAGATGTTATCGGCAACATTATTAAATGTGAGGCGAAGAAGTCTCGACTAACAGTAGAGGGAAGTAAAATTGCAACACGTCTATTTTTTGACGAGCGAGGTCTTGACAAATACTACGGCTTATTGGAGTTGGGTATCGAGCACGGAGTCTTCGGGAAGAACGGCAATAGGGTTCTTATTGGGGAATCTTCCGTTTATCCTTCTGCTGTACTTGCTGATCCCGAAAAATACTTCACCCCCGAAGTTATGATGAAACTGGATAAGGCAGCGGAAAAGGAGTTCGCGTATGGCAACTGAGAGGATTGAAGAAACTATTGTTCGGAACCTCTTATGTAATGAGGATTACTATAGAAAAGTTATTCCTCATTTAGATATTGAATACTTTGAACAACTTGTAGATAGAACTATCTTTGAAGAGATCAAAGACTTTTCAGGAAAGTATGAGAAGTTGCCGACTAAAGAAGTTCTTCGGATTAGTTTAGGACAAAGAAATGATGTTACTGATGAAACGTATAAAAGTTCTCTTGACCAGATTACTTCATACACTGACGAATGGGTTGACTTTGATTGGCTCGTTGATGCGACGGAAAGGTGGTGTCAAGAACGCGCCATCTACAACGCACTCATGGAGTCGATCAAGATCGCAGATGGAGGCGATAAGAAGATATCAAAGGATGCGATCCCAAGTATCTTACAAGAGGCTCTCTCAGTTTCGTTTGATGAACACATCGGACACGACTACATAGAATCTGCTGATGCACGTTACGAGTTTTACCACAGAGATGAAGAAAAAATTCCGTTTGATCTTGAAAAATTTAATCAAATTACAAAAGGTGGTCTCCCTAACAAGACTCTCAATGTCGCTCTTGCTGGTACAGGTGTCGGCAAAAGTTTATTCATGTGCCATATGGCTAGTGCCGCCCTGTTGCAAGGGCGCAACGTACTCTACATTACACTTGAAATGGCAGAGGAGAAGATTGCTGAACGAATTGACGCAAACTGCCTCAACATCAATATCAAAGACTTAGAGGATGTTCCACAGGTAATGTTTAGATCTAAGATTGCTGATCTTCAACGTAAGACCGCAGGCAAACTTATCATCAAAGAATATCCTACAGCATCTGCACACTCTGGACACTTCCGTTCTTTGTTGAATGATCTGACCTTGAAAAAATCATTCAAACCTGATATAATCTTTATTGATTACCTTAACATCTGCGCCAGTGTTCGATACAAGGGCGCTATTGTAAACTCCTACACATATGTTAAGGCAATTGCTGAAGAACTCAGAGGTCTTGCCTGTGAGTTTGATGTACCCATTGTCTCTGCAACGCAAACTACAAGGTCTGGTTATGGTAACAGTGAAGTAGAACTAACAGATACGTCTGAAAGTTTTGGTCTCCCTGCTACCGCAGACCTTATGTTTGCGCTAATCTCTACAGAAGAGTTAGAAGGCGAGGGTAAGTTGTTAGTCAAGCAACTTAAGAATCGATACAATGATACAGTTTCCAATAAGAAATTTGTAGTTGGTATTGATCGTTCTAAGATGAAACTGTTTGACGTTGACGACAGTCAAAATCAATTGATCACTGAAGTTGCTGAAGAAGAAGTAGCAGACTCTTTCGATTCTCTTAATAAGAATCAAGCACGACTTTCTAAATTTGCGGAATGGAACTATTAGATTATGTAAAAAAGTATCGTCTTCCTGAAGACATACTAGACTATCACTTCACTTTGGAGTTTGATAAGTGGGCACAACATCAATGGTATGCTCCTGGTCAAGGACATCATCATGAAAGTAAAGACCCAGAAATTAATTACATCTGTGATAGTGATGCTTATAATATTTTTACTCCAGTAATTTATGATCTAGTAAAAGGATATTGTCGTGAGGTTTCTCCTGACGACATGATAAAATTTGTGAGTCCCCCTCGATTGAATAGATATCGTGAGGGTGATTTCATGAAAGAACATGCAGATCTAATCTATTCATTGTTTAGGTCTGCTTCACCAGAACAACAGGGTGTACCTGTGTTGAGTGTTATCACTGATGTTAGTGAAGAATACACTGGTGGACAGTTGATCATCTGTGGACAGGACA